TGTTGTCTTTGGAGTTTCAACTGTTGTCTTTGGAGTTTCAACTGTCTTTGGAGTTTCAACTGTCTTTGGAGTTTCAACTGTCTTTGGGGTTCCAACTGTTGTGTTCAAAGTTCCAACTGTTGTGTTCAAAGTTTCAATTGTTGTCCTCTGAGTTTCAACTGTTGTCTTCAAAGTTTCAACTGTTGCGTTCAAAGATTCAACACCCGTCTTCAAAGACTCAATGATGTTGAGAAGTGATTCAGTCGTGGGTGATGTCTTCTCCTCAACCTTCTCAACTGGTGGCTGTGGTGCGGGTTCCCTCTTGTCAACATTCTCAAATGTCTTTTGGGATCCTGCGGGTGTGAGGGGAATTTCATCCAGAGTCGGTGCGGGTAGTGCTTGACTGTAATCTGTATCACTCTCTGTTGCTGGTTGAACATAAATCCGTGTAGCGGTTGGAAAAGTAGCGGGTGGAAAATCACAATTGTCGTACTCAGGATCATCATCCTTAAACATCGGATTTACAACATGATGTCGATCATTCTGTTCAAACATACCAATATCATACCCATCGACATCCTCATTCATATGATCATCTGGAAGGTCATTTACCTTACCCCTTGGAAAAAACATCCTAAAGCCACGGCTTTGATGTGTATCAGGCTCCTCCTGCTTCTCAAACTTCTTCTGCTTCTTTCCGAAAAAAGGCATGTTGAATTGGTTTTCAATAGAAATCACACTGTATTAAATTATCGTAATTACCAAATAATAATATAAATAATCAATTTCAATTTTTTGAAAATATTTTTAATCTAAAATGACTAAAAAAATATATATAATAAGTTTTTATTTACACTTTACAACGAATAATTTCATTATCAGAAATATTATTCGCAAAATCTTCTTCAAATTCTGAATATGACCTGTAAATTTGAAAATCTTGATTATTGTTTTGAGCTTCCAAAGGCTTATTTAAATGTTGTGTAGTTTGAATATTTTGTGTCTTTTGTACCATTTGTTGCATAAATTCATCATATAAAAGCTTAGACAAATTAAATTTTAAAGGCATTATATTAAACAATGTAAAATTAAACAATGTAAAAGTAAAATTAACTTATAGAATAATTAAATTAAAATGAATTAACATAAATCAATTTTATATTAATAACCTAATCTAATTTAGCTTTTTATTAAAACTAATTTATTAATTTTTTCTTCATCAATATTAAAAGAAATATTTTATATTTAAATAATTAATGAAACAAACTAAAATATTAATTGGTCTTTTATTATTAATTGCTATTCTCAGTTTAGTTTATCAACCGAATAAATCAAATATAGTTATCACCACTAACAAAATTGAACCTTTTTCTTCAAAGAAAGATATTAAATTAGAAGATTTTATTGATGAATCTAAACTTAAACAAGCTAATCCTACAGAATATGCTAAAATTGAAGACATGTTAAAACGTTTTAGACAAGAACTTAAAGAAGATTTACCAGCATTAGATAAATATGCTTTAAGAACTGAAATTCCAAATCAATCATGTGTTGTTAGTAAATCAATTGATAAGGATGCTTACATAAAGAAAAATGAATTAGAAGAAATGAAAAAATGTCCTGTTCCAAATGATTATGATCCAACACAATATATTCTTAAATCATCAGTTCCTGCTAAAAGTTGCCCTCCACAACAAGAAATTGATACAACAAAATGGGTGCTTAAATCTTCTTTACCTCCACCACAAAAATGTTCAGCATGTATATGTCCTAAAGTAAGTGTTAGTGCCGGATTGTGTAAAAAATGCCCTCCACCTCCAAAATGCCCTCCTCCACAACCATGTCCACAAGTTAAATGTCCCGATGTTAAACCATGTCCTCCTCCTGCTCCATGTCCAGCATGTCCAGAACCACAACCATGTCCACCTAAAATTTGTCCTCCTTGTCCTGCTCAAAAAGATTGTCCACCTCAAATTTGCCCACCATGTCCAGTTAATAAAAAAATAATTGAACGTGTTTATCTTGATGTTAATGGAAACGAAATTAAACGTGTTCAATCAGAAGAAGGTGATGATAAAAAACCATTAATTTTAGCATGTCCAACACCTACAACAACCACACAAACAACAACACCTACAACAACCACACAAACAACAACACCAACAACAACAACAATAACAACACCACCAACACCAACAACCGCACCAATGATAACAAAACCTGAAAATAATAAAATTAATAAAGAATCATCTATATCAAATTGGTTTAGTGAATTAATTTCAAATAGAAGTCAAAGTGGATTAGCAACTCCATCACCATATTCTACATCAGAAAGTCCTACAAAAAGTGGTTCTGATACTGTAGATACTGGTTTAATATCTAAACATAATAAATCAAATGATAATAATGGGGAATTTAAATTAAATAATGCTAAATGGGAAAGCAAAAGACCAACATACACACCACCGAAGGATGCTTTAACACGTGATGAACAAAAATGTAGTAATATGTCCTTCAATCAAGCTTTCAAAAATTATCGTCCATATTAAATAATTTTTTAGCCTATTTTAGATCAATATATAGTAAAAAAATTGTTTTTGATACGTTTGTTTAATATAATTTTAACAAACTAACACCGCTTTTGCTCTTCTTCTGACTTGGGAATGCCATTCACTCATTTCGATGACGGGACGCCAATTGATGAGAATGACAAGCGCATCACTGACAAGCCCTCTTCACCCAAGTCTCCAGAGGCAAGGCATCCAAGTTCTCCGACTTCCAAGAACCAAATCAAGATGGTTCGACGTCGTGCCCGTGAAGAGAAGGAAAAGGAACGAGTCTTGAACATCCGTGATGAACGTCAACGGAAGATGAAGGACTCGATCGACTTCAACCTCCTTGATGAGGCATCGAAGGAGGCTAATGATTACGAGATATCATACATGACTCAGAAGGCGCTTGAGTTATACTGGAATGACAATTACGATGAGTGGTAATAATACCACACATACAATCATTTTTTTATGATTAAATTTTTTAATTAACAATATTTTTAGCCTAATTTTGATTCATATATAGTAAAAAATTAATTATTAATAAAAAATAATAAAATTATAAATTACTGATTTCTTTACAGTTCCCGCTTCTTGACTTTTCAGATGGTCAATAATTAATATGTATATTAATTTGTATATAAATAGAACATAATATCAAAACAAGTTAGACGACCTAAATAAGTTGTATTTTTAGGAATAACGGAAACGACATCAATAGATTGTCCTAAATATGGAACTAAATATTTGTCTTGTTTCGTGATAAATTCGGGAACATTATTTTTTTCTTCTAACATAAAAATTTTAATGGGATTACTACTTTTAAGATTTAGAGTTTTACGCATATCTTGAATTTGTCGTGATAATGTTCGTCCTTGATACATCAATTCAATTTCAGGGGTTGTTTTGGTATCGATAACAATTAATAAACCATCATTAAATTGATAAGAATAATCAATAAGCCATTTTGTTTCTTTAGTTTTTCCTAATTTGGAATGTGGATTATATGAAATTTCTAAATCGGTAAATGGTATAGAAATATTTTCAAAAGTGATATTAGATTTATTTTTAATAATTTCGAACATGTCTAGACTAGAAAGAAGTTTTTCAAGGTCTTTCATTTTTTTTCCTAAAATGGGACCATAAATTTTACGATTAACATTTGTTTTCAATTCTAGATATGATTCATCTAATACGAAGAATTCAATATTTAAAATATTTAATTCATTTAAGAAATATTTTTCTAATTTTTTAAATCCATCAACCATTTCATTACTTTCTAGACCTAAGAAAATCTTTTGAAGTGGTTTTCGAGTTTCAATTCTCAATTGTTCAGTTCTAATAATTCTAACAATATCAATTGCTTTTAAAAACTTTTTAACAATTTTAATCCAATCTTCTTTTCCATTTTCCATTTCAATTGTTTGTGGAATATGTCTCCAATGAATACTATTATATTCTGTTGTATTTAATTTATTATCATACAATCTAATTTTTTGATATATAGCTTCACTTGTAAATGGGGTCATTGGACTCATTCCCAAAATAAGATAATCCAAAGCATTCCATAAAATACTTAACATATATTTAACTTCTTCTTCATCATCCGATTTGAACCGTAATTTATTGAATTTAATATAATTTTTCGAAAGTGAAATAATTAAATCAATTGTAATTTGACCCAATGAACGAAGATTAAATGTTGTATATGCTTTATGAACACGATTTAAATAATAATCTAATTCTTGTAAAATCCATGTATCTAGATATGAACGATATTTGGATTTTTTAACATCTTCAATATTTAATGTTTGGAATGTTTCTTTTTTAAATTTATTTAAATAAACATCTTTGGATTCAATAAAATATAATACCATGTTTTTTATTTGATGAAACATACTTGCAACTTCTCCTTTTTCTTCAATCTTTGAAGGTTGGTATTTTAAATTCTCAGCAACAACAACAGGACTCTGAAGCATATAAAATCTGATAACATCAGCTCCATATTTTTCAATTAATTCTAATGTATCAGTATAATTACCTTTACTTTTTGAAATTTTATCTCCATTCTCATCTAATACCAATCCATTTACAACTACATTTTTAAAAGCAGGTCTTCCTTCTAAAGCGGTTGAAAGTACATTTAATGTATAAAACCATCCTCTTGTTTGATCAGCACCTTCAGCAATAAAATCAGCAATTAATGGTGGTTCGGTTTGTCCTTCAAATGGATAATGATCTTGTCCATAGGGCATTGAACCACTTTCAAACCAACAATCAAAAACACTTTCAATACGTTTTAATTGTCCTTTTCCCATTTTAGACGGAATTGTAATTAGGTCAATAAATTCACGATGTAAATCTGTAATCGTGTTAGGTGGTAAATTTGCTAATTCTTCTAATTCACGAATTGAACCAACAATTACAATTTCTTCACCATCATCTGACATCCAAATTGGAATTGGATTTCCCCAATAACGAGACCTATCAAAACACCAATCAACAGTTTCTTGAATCCATTGTCCCATTTTATGTTTTCCAATTGTCTCTGGAATCCAATTAATTTTCTGATTATTTTCAATTAATTGGTCTTTGATTTTTTCGATGTTAATAAACCAAGATTCAACAGCCTTATACATTAATGGTTTTTTAGAACGCCAACAAAAAGGATATTGATGTTTTTCATGTGTTGATTTAAATACATAATTATTATTTTTTAAAATCGTAATAATTTGTCCATCGGTTTCTTTGAATGAAGGTTTGTAATTATTTAATTTGACAAGTTGATTAATTGTATCTGGTAAAATTTCTCTTTCTGAAATATCTTTAATAACTGATTTAGGTAATTCTAGACATCCTTCTGAATTAAATGTTGATGGTGGTTCCTGTGTTTTTGTAATAATTCCCAATTCAACAGCTAGTTTATAATCATCAGCTCCAAAAGCCGGTGCTAAATGGACAAAACCAGTTCCCACATCATCTTTAACAAAAGATGCCTGAACTAATCTATAAATTTTATCATTTGGATAATCTTTATTTTTAAATAAATCAAATATTGGAAAATATTCTAAATTCATATCCAATAATTCTTGTCCACTGAAAGTTTTAATAAGTGTCATTTTTGAATTACTATTTTTTAAATAATAATTTGAAATCCTATTTGACGCTAATAATAAATGTTGATTACTTGATTCATCTAGAATTAATGAATATTGTATTTCTGGATGTACTCCAATCATTAAATTTGATGGTAATGTCCATGGTGTTGTTGTCCATACTAAAACTGATACATCATTACTAATTTGATATAAGGCATTTGATTTATTTGTTCCAATCAATTTAAATTTAATTGTTAATGATGGATCATCAATGTCCCGATAATCCATTTTAGCCTCAAAATTAGATAAAACCGTATGAAGTGATGGAGAATAAGGCATAACCTTAAAACCTTTATAAACTAATCCTTTCTGATGTAATCGTTTAAGAATATTCCATCCAGATTCCATAAATTTAGGATCTAAAGTTCGATATGCGGTTTTTTCCATATCAATCCATCGTCCAACTCTTCTGGTTGTTTGTTTCCAATCTTCTAAACATCTAAACACAATTTTACGACATTCATTATTGTAATTATTAATTCCCATTTGTTGAATTTGTTCTTTTGTTTTAATTCCCAAGGCTTTTTCAATTTCAAATTCAATTGGTAATCCATGACAATCTAAACCATGACGTCTTGAAACTAATTTTCCATTTTGGGCATGATATCGTGTTATAGTATCTTTAATAATTGCCGTTAAAAGAGAACCCAAATGTGGTTTTCCAGTTGCGAATGGTGGTCCCTCATAAAGAATAAAAGGTTTATTCGGATCAGCTCTGCGATCTTGTTCTTCAAAAGCATTAATTGAATCCCAATAAAGGAGAATCTCATCTTCTGTATAAAATGACATTTTATAAATTTCGTATTAAAATTATTATATAACCCTAATTCAAATCAATTTTTTGTTTTGTTTTTGTTTTGTTTTTGTTTTGTTTTTGTTTTTGTTTTTGTTTTGTTTTTGTTTTTGTTTTGTTTTTGTTTTTATGATAAGTAATAAATAAAAAATTGAATAAATAATTATATAAATAATTGAATTTAAAAAAAACGATGTTAAAAATAAAACCATATATAAAAAATAATTATAAGAGTCAGAGAATTAAAAATAAATTAGTAAAATCTAATTTGAATCAAATTCTAGAGAAAATCATTGAAAAATCACCATATAAAAAAAAATTAATATATAGACAATTTAATAATTTTTATTCTAAAAAATATTTTACAATTTCTTTCATTGATACATGTTCAAATGATAATTTTGATGACTTATGTAAGTCATATAATATTACAAAATATGAGAGAGATAATAATATAAAATCAATCCATCATAGAGTTATTAATCAAGATGATGCAAATATTATTGATAATAATTTAATTGGTTGTTATTATCCAGATAATAAGGAAATAATAATAACAACTCATATAAGTAATATTTTAACGGACTTAGAAATAACATTAATTCATGAATTTTCTCATTTTTTACATGATTATAAATTTACGACAACCGATGAAGATTTATTAGATTTTATTAATGATGAATTTGAAGCATTTTTTCAAGAATTATTATTAGAAAAAAATGTAGATTTTATTCGTGTTGAAAATGTATCAAAAATTCGGATCCTATTTGAATCTAAATATTCAGATACAATTTATAATTCATTTGTTTCATGTATCGAAACAGCAATTAATAATTATTGTAATAATGTTAATATTATGAATATAAATTTATCAGAATATCTAAATTCAAAACCAGATACAGATAATAATGAAAATTCAATATTTACAAAAATTAAATCATATGTACGTCTAATTAAATTATGGACTAAACATTTCACACTACATACCGATTTACACAAAAATAATCTAAATATATATATTGAATATTGTAGAAATTTAATATCTAATTTCAAAGATCGAGAACTTCAAAATAAGTTAATAATACTTTTTACAAAAATTGATACATTGACAAACACACTATTTAATAATTTATAATCATAAATGAAATATTTATAATCTTGTAATTAAAATAAAATAGAAATGAATTTAGTGTTGGAATCAATAACAAAGAAAGATTATAATAATATTTATAAATTAACAACTAATCCAGATGTAATGAAATATATAGGTAATGGACAAATATGGAATTCACAAAAAGTGTCAAAATTTATTCATTATTGTCTAGAAGAAGAAAAAATGAAAGATTCAAAAAGAGAACAATATTATTATAAAATTATGGATTATACAAATAAATCAGAATCAAAGAAAAAATCAAAATTAAAATCAAGAAAGGATTTTCATAATGGAAAATTTATTGGAATTATCGGATTTCATAAATTTATTAAAGGTAATGAAAAATATTTAACTGTTAGTCAAAAGAAACGAAGTAATGAATTTTATTTAACTATTTATTTTAATCCAGAATCACAAGGGAAAGGTTATTTCCCAATTTCAATGAAATTATTAACTGAAAAAATGAAAAAACATCAACCATCTAGAAATAGTTTATATTTAATGGTTCGTGAAGATAATTTAAAAATGAATATGTATTCTAATAAAAATTATCAATTTGTAAGTAAAATTAAAATGTCTCCAATTCTAATTTTGAATGAATATAAATTTTCATATTAATTTTCATATTAATCATATAGAAAGAATTTCATATAATAAAAATTTATTAAATGACATATTAATATTTTTATACCCTTAATCAACATAATTTTTTTTGATTTATTTTGATTATTATTCTCTTGAGATTCTAATGTTTTAAATTTAGCATTTTTAAATGAAGATAATTTAATAAGTATTTTAAGATAATTTCCATTATTATTTTCAGTTTCAAATATTATTAATAATTTAGGTTTTGATTCATTTAAATCTAAATAATCCCAAATTTTATTATTTTGTATTGTCTTATATAACATTACAAGTCTATCAATTATAGCAATAATGATTTTTCCATTATTATCTGATTCAAAATATAATTTTAATATTTTTTCAATATGATCTAGAAAATCCAAACGAAATGAATTTCTTGAAATATATGGTTTGTTAATTTGATATGGTTCATATAAATTATATTCCAATTCAATTGGGTTTGTAAATTTATAAAATATATTTTCTAGAACTAAAAAATTATTTTGATTTGTTTCGATAACTTTTATAAATTTATGAAAATAAATTTTAATTGGGTTATCAGGTTCTATTTCTCGAAAATATCTATCTAAATTTTTATAAAATTCTATTTCATTATCATCATTTATTTTTTTTTGATAATTATAATTATTATGATTGTCATGATTGTTATTTTCTAGATGATTGTTATTTTCTAGATGATTATATTTATAAATTCCTTTTGAATTATTTATTTTTGAACAATTTAAATTTCGATGTAATGATTTTTTATAATTCATATTATTTTTGTTCAATTCTTTAGTTCAAGTCTTTATATATTTGATTGAAATTAATAATGTAAAATTAAACTTTAATATGAGAATAATAATGATTATATTAATTATTAATAAAAAATATAAATATATATGGAATTATCAATAAGAACAGAATATTTTAATCCTAAATTTTTACATATAAATCTTAAAAATCGTAATTCATCATTCTTTAATATATCATACAAAACCCCAACTATAATATTAAATAATTTAGTTTTTGAAACACCTTGGATGGATGTTCCATTTGGAATATGTCAATATGATAATGAAGAAGACAGGAGAAAAGATAAATATTATTTAGATTTATCCTTCAATGGGTATCAATATGATATTGAATTAAAAAATTTTTATCGAGCAATAGAAAATATAGATAATTATATAACACATTTTTTAGATAACCATTCAGATTATTTAGGTATTGATTTAAATCAAGGTTATATATACAACCGACAAATTAGATTTAATAAAAATAATAATAAATACCCACCAACAATTAAACTCAAAATTTTTAGACAAACTACTAAAATAACTAATTTCAATGGTAATATTATTAATTTTGAAGATAATATACCTGCTGGTAGCAAAGCACAAGCATTAATTAGTTGTCGTGGATTATGGACATATGACAATAGTTTTGGATTATCATGGAAAGTTGAAATGGTAACCATAAAATCACCATCATTTTTATCCGAATATCCATTTTTAAGTGATGATGAAGATGATATATTCAATGAAATATTAGAGGAATTAGATTTTAATCAATTGACTATATCAAATAAAAAAAATAATGAAAAATCAGATAATGAAAAATCAGATGAAGATGATAATTATTTTGATGATAGATTGGTGGGTTCTGATTTAACAGATGATGAAAAAAAACAATTAATTAATATTGAAGAAATAAGTGATGAAAATATATTAATTGATGTAATAAAACAAAATCCGAGATTAACACTTGACTTGATTCTAAATAAAGATGATTTAGTTTTAGACTAGTTAAAATACTAATTTATTTCCATCCATATAAATATATCCATCTTATACGATAATAAATATCATAACTAGTTCTATGAAACCATTCTTTCCATAATTCCCATGTTGTAAATCTTTTTTGATAAGCAATTATTTGATAATGTTTCGGGACATCTTCTTCATTTATAATATCTGGTTCTAATAAAGGATCATTTTTAATTTCTTTTTTAGATTTATCCTCTTGTAATTCATTAGAATCTTTGTTAGGTTGATTATTCATTAATTTATATAAACAAAATTTTAATATAACATTAGATATTATTTCAATTTTTATTTTTATATCTATGATTTAGTATATATGATTTAGTATCTATAATTTTAGTCAATTTATATGAATCGGTTCTATTCCCAATAATTAAAAAATTGATTCATTATAATATTTTAATATATAATACTATCAAATATGAGTAATCAAATTACAAATGGTAAAAAAACCAATCAAATGAATAAATCAAATGAAAATCAAAACAAACGATGGAAATCAAAAGAAAAATCAATTGAAATATGTAATTTTTGTCTTAAAACAAAACGATTACCAGAAAATGAATGTAGAGGTCATACTATAAATAATTGTAAAGTTTTAGAAAATCAAATATGTCATAATTGTGAACATCTAGGACATACTAAAGAATATTGTAAAACTAAAATATGTTATTTTTGCTTACATACTAAGAAATTTAGTAAATATGAATCTAGTGGTCATGATATTTCAAATTGCCCAAATTTAGGAGAAGAAATATGTATTAAATGTAAACTTAAAGGTCATACTGTTAAATATTGTCAATCATCTAGATGTAAAATGTGTAATAAATATGGTCATTCACGTGATAATTGTTATTTAGTAATTGAACATAAATGTATCTATTGTGGTCAAATTGGTCATTTAGATAATTGGTGTGAAACTTATTGTTCTAGATGTGATGGTTATATTGATTCGAAAACAGGTAATAAATGTAATGGTTTAGTTGGTCATATAAGTCGTAAATGTCCATATAGAATTTGTTCTTTTTGTGGTGAAAATGACCACGTTGAAATAAATTGTTATTATCGACAAAATAAATCAAAATATTCAAAACAAAAAAATAAACTAGTTATGATTAATTAGTTATATTAGTTATATTAGTTATTATTAATGTTATCTTTATTCAAATTTATGTTATTCCTACTCTAATTTATCTATTAATTTAAATAATTTATTTGCTTTAATTTCTTTATGAATATCCAAATTATATTTTTTTTTAATAATATCACTGAATTTAAATATTTTACTTGATGAAAATAAATCAACCAATGTATGTAATTTATTATTCAAACTATATATTAAAATTTCATCTAAAATTGATAATTGGTCTTTATATGAAGAATCTAAATCCAAATCATAACTTGTGAAAATTGATAAAATATCACTACAAACCGGTTTATCTGATTTTTTTAAAATTAAATTACCAACTTCAATTAAATATCCAATTAATGATTTTGTATGAGATGTATTAGGACTCCATGATGTCGAAACATTTATTTGATTTTCTGGTGAAGCAATACGATTCCATCTCTTGATATTTGTCATCAATATAGAATAATAATATTTATTATAATTAATTAGATGTTTCCAAGCAATAATAATTAAATAATGATAAATTTCATTTTCAATTTGATTATATTTTTTCTCTGTTTTTAATTGATTTAAATTTTTACTCCATTCATCAAGTAAATCCGAATCGATAATTTGATAATTTTTCAGTTTTATATTATTAATAAATGTATGTTTAAAATTCAACCAGAAATATTCAATTTCTTTATCTGGTAAAGTTGTATTTAATACATCTTTAAAAGGGTCTGTTGGTTCATCCATTTAAATTCAATATTATATTTTAATTATATATATTTAATAAATTTCAATTTTTTAAACATATATATAATCTAAAATAATATATAAAATCAATAAATTATTAAATAGATTTATTATTCCAATAAAGTTGTTTATAGTCAATTAGGAAGTTCAAATAATACACTTAATTTATTTCAATCACAATCAATATGAACAACTCTAATCATTATATTTTATCATCATTTTGATATATAATTAGGATTTTCATTCTAGAAATATTTATCTTCTTATTTAAAAAATAGTATAAATAAAAAAGTAAAATCAAATTTTATTATATATCTCTTTCTAGACACAAATTCATAAATAAATCATTTTTATAAAATAATTATGTTTTATTTTTTATATTAATTTATTATTTTCACAATTAAGTTCTCTAAGTGAATTAGGAAGTTTGGGTAATACACTTAATTGATTATATGAACACCACAGTAATTCAAGTGAATTAGGAAGTTTAGGTAATACACTTATTTGATTATTTCCACAATAAAGTAATTTAAGTGAAATAGGAAGTTCAGATAATACACTTAATTGATTATCATCACATTGAACCTCTTTAAGTGAATATGGAAGTTTGGGTAATACACTTAATTTATTATTATGACACCACAGTAATTCAAGTGAATTAGGAAGTTCCGGTAATACACTTATTTGATTATTTCCACAATAAAGTAATTTAAGTGAAATAGGAAGTTCAGGTAATACACTTAATTGATTATCATCACATTGAACTTCTTTAAGTGAATATGGAAGTTTGGCTAATACACTTAATTGATTTTTATTACACCCCAGTAATTCAAGTGAATTAGGAAGATTTGGTAATACACTTAATTGATTCCGATAACACCAAAGTATTTTAAGTGAATCAGGAAGTTCGGGTAATACATTTAATTGATTATTTGAACAGTCAATAGATACAACATTATCATAATTTATAATTTCTTCAAATGAACTAAAATGATATATTTTATTATCATTTTGATATTGAATTATGATTGGCATTCTAAATAATATACTTTTTGATAAAAAAATATTAGTTAAAACGCAAAATCATTTTTTAATTTACAAGTTATTCTAGACATAAATTTTACATATAAATAATTTTATTAAAATATTTACAATTATATTTTTTCATAAATTTATTACATCTACAAGAAAATTCTTGAAGTGAATTAGGAAGTTCAGGTAATACAGTTAATTGATTATTGTCACACCTAAGTTCTTTAAGTGAATTAGGAAGTTCTGGTAATACACTTAATTGATTATAATGACACGTAAGTTTTTGAAGCGAATTAGGAAGTTTTAGTAATAAACTTAATTGATTACTAAAACAATAAAGTGTTTTAAGTGAATTAGGAAGTTTTGGTAATACACTTAATTGATTATAATAACAATAAAGTTCTTTAAGTGAATTCGGAAGTTCTGGTAATACACTTAATTGATTAAAATCACAACGAAGTGTTTTAAGTGAATTTGGAAGTTCAGGTAATACACTTAATTGATTACTTGAACATTCAATGTATACAACATTATCATAATTTAAAATATCTTTAACTGAATTTAATGAAATTACTTTATATTTGTTATCATTATTTTGATATATAATTTGAATTATCATTCTAGAAATACTAATATAGATAAAAAGAAAAATAAATCAATTTTTTATTTACAAGTCATTCTAGACATAAATTTTACAAATAAATCATTTTTATTAAATATTTACAATTATATTTTTTAATAAATTTATTATTCTCACACCAAAGTATTTGAAGTGAATTAGGAAGTTCTGGTAATACACTTAATTGATTATTATAACAATAAAGAATTTGAAGTGAATTAGGAAGTTCTGGCAATACACTTAATTGATTATTATTACACCAAAGTTCTTTAAGTGAATTAGAAAGTTCTGGTAATACACTTAATTTATTATCTCCACATGAAAGTGATTGAAGTGAATTAGGAAGTTCTGGTAATGAACTTAATTGATTATTACCACATCCGAGTTTTTGAAGTGAATTAGGAAGTTCAGGTAATACACTTAATTTATTATGTGAAAACAAAAGTTGTTGAAGTGAATTAGGGAGTTTTGGTAATACAGTTAATTTATTACTTCCACAACAAAGTTTTTGAAGTGAATTAGGAAGTTCTGGTAATGAACTTAATTGATTCAATACACAGTAAATATAAACAACTTTATGATAATTTTTAATTTCATCAAATGAATTAAATTTATATGTTTCATCATCATTTTGATATTTAATTAGGAATACCATTCTAGACTATTTATAATTTATGATAAAAAAAAATTAGTAGAATTACAAAATCAATTTTTTATTACCATTTTGTAAAAAAAACCAAATAATTTTAATTAACAAATTTAATGGTGGCGAAGGGAAGAGGAAAATTTATTAATTATAATTATTTGGTCAATATATAATATATACATATTACAAATCAATTTTTTGTTATATGATGATCTAGAATGGATTAAAAAATTGAATTAAAATAAATATATATAATCAAAATATAAATTTATAATAAAATGGGAGATATTGATATATTAACTTATCAATTAGAAAATATATCATTAGAATCAATATATAAAAATAATGATTTTGATATTAATGATGTAATGAATAATTTTGTAAAATGGTTTAAATATTATACAAATATGATAATTGATGATGATGTAATTAATATCATTAAAATGAAATATAATTCATTAAATTTATATGTACCGAATTTGATGATTATTTATTCATATCATTTTATAACAGGTATTGTAATTAATTGTTTTAATCATTATCATCCATATTATTATAATATTAATAATTTAAATGAATTGGTTGTTAATTATTTTCTTGGACAAAGTAATTATGTAAATAGAGAAAGATTTGTAAATATAGTAAATCAATTGTATAATAAATTTTTATAATTTTTTTATTATGGGAAAAATGTATAATAAAAAATATCCATTTTTGATTTGGTTATGTTGAAATAAAATTGAATAATTTTAAACAAAATAAATATGAACAAAAGATATTAATCAAGAAAATATGATAAAATGATTTTAGTTTGTAATGATATTTCTGATATTTTGATAGGAAAAGTTCAAGTTTATAATCTTAAAGATTATGAGAAATTATCAAAAAAAGAAAAAATTAAATCAATTTATATTGATACACCATTATTGTCAAAACAGATAGATATTAAATTATTCCCAATTAATTTGGTTGAATTTTCAATTATTAATGTAAGAATAAATACTCATAAATTACCAACACTTCCAAATTGTTTGGAAAAAATTGTATGTATTAATAATCAATTATTCTCTTTACCTAGATTACCGGATGGTATTATTACTTTAGTTTGTATGAAGAATTTGATAGAAAAATTACCAGAATTACCAGATTCTCTAGAAATTATAGATTGTTCAAAAAATAATTATTTGTCTATATTACCTAAAAAATTGCCATTAAAATTACTTAAATTTTATTGTAATGATTTAAAATTAAAAAACCTACCTAAATTACCAAATTCATTGATTGTGTTAGAATGTAATAATAATAATTTGAGATATTTACCTAATATTCCAAAATCAATTCAAATAATTAACTGTAATTTTAATTTTTTAGAATTTGTTCTAGAAATTTCAACAAATGCTAACATTAGTTTTACTGGTAATAATTTTATTGATAAAGATAATTATATTAATAAACAAAGGTATCTAAAACAAATTATATATTGATAAAAATTGATCACAATGTTCAATTGTTTTTTTATTTTTTGAAAAGTAAAGAGTTAAAGTATCATCTATAAGATTACGATTATGGAAATTAAATCTAAAATGACGTGTTAAATCGCATATTGCGAATAGTTCTTTTAAATTATTATTATTAATATCATAACGATTAATAAAATAATGATCAAGTTCTTTATCAAGTATTGTATTTATAAAATTTACTTTTTGATGAACAAAAATAAGTTGTAAATTTAACCATTTATCTTTAATAATGGTATATAATAAATTTATTAATGGTTGATTATTATTAATAATAGTTTGGTTATCAAGTATAACAATTTGTTTAGATTTATTATACCATTTTTGAAGTTGATAACATTTCTGAAAATTATCTGTAGTTTCATCATCTAAAGTAATTTTAGGGAATACTTCAATTTTTAATTGTGGATTTATATTTTTAAGTAAATTAATTTGATTGATTAGTTCAGGATTTTGACTATATAAACGTAATTTATTAAAATCCGGTATTTTCTTTTCTAAATATCCAATTAGAAGTTTATGTGCTTGTGTTCCCCCAAAAAAACCAGATTGTGTCGATTTAAATCGATTAATTTTAAAATTTGATAGTTTCGCCAATAAATTTTTATTTGGTGTGTTCATTTATGATTATAATATATAAAAATTTTTATATTTTTATTTATCGTGTAATGATTTTGAATGGAAAAATTGATTTTAAATAGTAGTTTAATTATTTATTATTTAAAATTTATTATTACAATTTATTATTATAATTTATTATTACAATTTATTATTACAATTTATTATTACAATTTATTATTATAATTTATTATTACAATTTATTATTATAAAATTATAATAGAATGATAACATATGTTGAAGAGAATGAAATAGATATTGAAGATATAGATCATACAACAAAACATTTAGATGATAATTTGATTTATCGTAATCTAGATGAGAATAAAGTTCGGAGTTTTGTCAAAGCAATTGTTGAAAGTTGGGAAAAAAATAATTGGTCATCATCTAAAGAATATCAACATATTTTACAAAAACTTAAGAAGGAATATTCAATATCACCAAATGGTGTTCAAATTAACTATGCTTATCGTCAATTAATTGAAACTAATCAAATTGTAATTCATAGAGAATTAGAAAAGTATTTCGCATACAAAAATGTCCGTCATAATTCGGGTGTTTGTGTTATTGCTATATTAACAAGCCCTGGTCATTTTAGTTGTCCCAAGGATTGTTATTATTGTCCAAATGAGCCCGGACAACCAAGATCATATTTATCTGGAGAACCGGGTGTTATTCGTGCTAATGAAAATAATTTTGATGCTTGTCGACAAATATGGAATCGAGCAACATCATTAGCATTAGAAGGTCATCCAGTAGATAAGATTGAATTACTTGTTTTAGGTGGTACATGGTCAAATTATCCATTAGATTATCAAGAAGAATTCATTCGTGATATTTATTATGCGTCAAATGTATTTTATTGTCTTAGAGATAATCGACGACCGAGAAAATCATTAGAAGAAGAAATAATGATTAATCGAACGGCTAGATGTAGAGTTATTGGGATTACATTAGAAACCAGACCTGATTTTATTACGAAAGAGGAAATAATGCGATTTCGTCGTTATGGTATAACAAGAGTTCAGATTGGAGTTCAACATACAGATGATAAAATATTAAAAAAAATTAATCGAGAATGTTATACAAAAGATACTATTAATTGTTTGCGTCTTCTTAAAAATAATGGATTTAAAATTGACATTCATTTAATGCCTGATTTACCATTTAGTTCATTCGAAAAAGATAAGGAAATGTTTGACCGTGTATTATCTGATCCAGATTTACAAGCTGACCAATGGAAAATTTATCCATGTGAAATAACACCATATACAGTTATTGAAAAATGGTATAATGAAGGTAAATATCAACCGATGGAACCCAAACAATTAATTGAATTGATTCTATATGTTAAACCACTTGTTCCGGAATGGATAAGATTGAATAGAATTATTAGGGATATTCCGAATCAACATATTATTGGGGGTAATGAAAAAACAAATTTGCGTGAAGATATTCAAAAAGAATTGAAGAAGAGAGGACAAGAATGTAGATGTATTAGATGTCGAGAAGTAAGACAAAATAAGAAAGTATTGGAAGAGGCATCAAATGCCCAATTAGTAATTCGGAAATATCAAGCAAGTGGAGGGGATGAATTATTTATTAGTTTTGAAACACAAGATTTAAAGAATATTTATGGTTTTGTTAGATTAAGATTATCACCAAAGATTAATGAAGATGTTATTTTCCCAGAATTTCGTGAAAATACAGCATGGATTCGAGAATTACATGTTTATGGTTTAATGAATCCTACAATAAAAAGAGATGATAATTCAAAATTTAACAAAGTTCAAGGATTAGGATTTGGTAAAAGATTAATGAAAATTGCTGAGGACATCGCTTATCAACAAGGATATCGAAAATTAGCAGTTATTTCTGGTGTTGGTGTATCTGAATATTATCGTAAAATTGGTTATCACATGGAACAAACATATATGGTTAAAGATTTAGAACCTAATATTATTATTAAATATCGATATTTAATAATATGTGTAATTGTAATGTTTATTATTATGTTTTATCTTACTATTTTCAAGATTTAATTTTATTATTTTTTATTATTATTTTTTATTATTATTTTTTATTATTATTTTTTATTAGTTTGACATACAAAAAAAATAAAAAAATTGAATTGATAAAAATCTATATAATCAATAATAATTATACAATATACTAAAATTATCAATACATAGATTATTGAAATAATAACATAATGGAGAATTGTAAAAAACCCATAATATATGTTAAATATCGGATGAATGAAAAAATTAAAAAATTTAAATCATTTGATGAAATTGAAAAATATGATTCAGTGATTTATTTAGATTGTAGAAACAACAATTTAAAGAATTTACCTAAATTACCATCAAATCTAGAATATTTATTTTGTCAGTATAACCAATTATCGAGAATACCAGAATTACCAAATTCAATTAAAGAACTTAGATGTCAATATAATGATTTATATGATTTACCAAAATTACCTAACTCATTGAGATTTTTAAATTGTCGTAAAAATAGGATTTACCGTATTTTAGACATTCCAAATAATTTACGAACGTTAGATTGTAGTTATAATTATATACATGATATAGGAGAATTTCCAGAATCATTAATTTATATTAATTACCAACGTAATCGTATAAGAAAACAAATTAAAATTCCAAGTAGAGTTAAATATTTATGTTGTTCTTCAAACAAATATTATGAATCAGAATCAGAATCTGAATATAAGTATGAATTATCAGATGAAGAATTGCCTGATACTCTATTACATCTATATAATCGTAATAATAGATTTATTAATAATTATTATAATTGTCCTAGAATTATAAAATTACCAAAAAATTTAAAAACATTAGATTTGAGTAATAATAATATTAGAATATTTCCACAATTACCTCAAAAATTAAAATATTTAAATATTTCAAATAATAATATTGGTAAATATGATATTATCAACTTACCCAATGGTCTAACATATTTAGAAATTGGATTAAATGATGAATATAATAAAAATGATAAATATAATGGTGTATTAAAATTACCAAATTCATTAAAAGTTTTAATATTTTTTGGGATGGAAAATATTCCAAAATTACCTAAAAATATTACTCTATTGCGTTATTGGGATTCTAAAAATATTACTCCATTCAATTATTCGAATTCCAATAATAATGATAAAAATATTAATAATTTTGAGGAATTACCTCCCAAATTGAAACGTTTATATTGTTCTTATAATGGATTTACCAAATTACCAAAACTTCCAGATACATTAGAATTTTTAAATTGTTCATCAAATTGTTTGGATTCATTACCTGAATTACCATCAAATTTAGAATATATATACTGTGCACATAACAATTTAATTTCTCTTCCGGAATTACCACCAAATCTTAAGAAATTATATACAGCAAATAACAATTTAACATGTATTCCAGAAATACCAAAAACGCTTATTAAATTAATGTGTGGAATTAATAATTTAAAATCTCTTCCTAAATTATCAGAAGTATTAAAAGAATTAGATTGTAGTCATAATCAGATTACGGAATTACCAGAATTACCTAAAATGTTAGATCTTTTATTGTGTAATGATAATAAATTAACTAAATTACCTAATATTCCTGTAAATTTAATATTTTTATCATGTTATAATAATCAAATTTCAAGTATGCCCAAACTAGGAAATGTTTTTAATGATGATGGCGAATTAAATAATTTGAATGAATCGAATCAAGGAATTTTCGCAAAATCATATTTATTTGACATCATTAATATTTTTGATAGAAATGAATTGATTAATATATTACAAAAAAAATATATTATGAAATGTATAAAATGTAAATCAAAAAATGATAAAATTGAAATATTTAATAAGGCATTTTTGGAAAAAAATGAGCGTCAAAACCATTGGATTATTGGTTCGGATGATATTTACATGAGAAATGGAAATCGTTTTAATGTTATGAAATATGATGTCTGGAATAAAAACAAAAATATGTATTATATTTTACGAAAAGTAAAAATTAAAAATAATTTATTTAATTATTGTAATGATTGTCGTAAGTGTAGTTTTTTCCATTGATTATTAAATAAAATTGAATTGTAATTCTAGATAAATATATTTTTAACATGATATTTATAAGAATTTTAATTTATATTTTTTCATATGATTTATGGTTTTATATATCACACATAATATTACATACAC